CTGGGCAGGTCCCTCAGCTTGCATCCGCAAGCACTGAGATCGCTGTTCCAGTCGGTGCAGACGTCAACGATGCGGCTAATATACGCGCAATGTTGTCACTCCATATCGGGGGCATAAATTCAATTTCTGCCTCCATTGGTGATACTGCTGTTTCAGGTGTTATTTGAACACCATAGTAGCGGTATTTATTACAATCTTCTGTTTGCTCTTTTCTATCTTCGTGGCCTGCCATATCTACTATATAAGCCTGTTTAAAAAGGCGTTAGCGGAGACAGCGGATCCCGAAAAGAAGATAGTGAACGTTTTAGAGATAGGCCCGGAGTAATCCGGCTACTACTCTATCAGGTACATTCTAGGAGATCCTTATGGGCATTAGTCCTGAAGCTCTTTATAGAACTGTTTGCGATGACGTTTCTCAGTACAATCTCGGGTCACATGATCCGAATTGTTCTACTGAGATTACCTACAAGGCTTTTGCAAGTAGCTATCTTGCTCACTCTGTAATCCGTAAATGGATTCCTAGTGATACCAGGAAAGCTGATGCAGCGGCTTTAGAGGCCTTTACGTCGGCTAATACCCGGTGTAGAGAATGGAAAATCCCTACCCTGGATGTCTGTGATGACTCTGTAGTCTTTGGAGAAATCCGAAAGATTATTGACGATTTCTTTCATCCAAATGGGGTGCCCCTCCTGGATCATCTCTACAACCTTAATATGGTTGCGAGACCAGGACCGGGTGCTGCCCTTGGGGCGTTAGGTACTTCGTATTATACGAAGTTCTTCTGCTCTAAGGTCACTTCCACGTCAGAGTACTTGTACCAAATGTACAAGCACTATTGTGAGAGGATACCTTCTCTTTCTGATGCGGAACGCCAACGCTACGAAAGTTTTGGAAGTCCTTCCATAGTGAGCGGTAGTAGGTGTAGCTTTGTTCCTAAAACGGCTAGAACAAGTCGCATGATCTGCGTTGAGCCTTTACTGAATTCATATTATCAGCTTGGGCTCGCGACAATACTTGAGGATAGGATGAGAGAATTCTTTGGAATTAATCTCAGTACCCAGCCTCTTGTAAATCACCGACTGGCGAGGAAGGGATCCATTGATGGTAGCCTTGCTACTATCGATCTCTCTTCCGCTTCCGATTCCATCAGTGTAGGTCTTTGTGAGTGGATTCTTCCTGATTGGGTGTTTACCACCCTACTGGATCTCCGTTCGCGAACTACTGAAATTGATGGTAAGAAGCACGCTTTATATATGATTAGTACTATGGGTAACGGTTTTACGTTCCCACTGCAAACGATCATATTTAGTTCTGTCTTAAAGGCATGCACCAACGTTTTCTGCGTTGGCGGTGATAGGACTTGGTCCTGCTTCGGTGATGACATCATTTGCCCTACACGTGTGTATGGCAGAGTCTGTTATTATTTGGAGAAGCTTGGTTTTATCATCAATGCCGATAAGTCCTTCGCAAAAGGACCGTTTCGAGAATCATGTGGTGCCGATTGGTTTTATGGCCAACCGGTACGTCCAGTTCACATTCGTAAGCTGGATGCTCCACCTGATTATCTCGTTGCTATTAATCAACTAAACGAGTGGTCTGCGTACACTGGTATCACTTTAAGTGGTACCATTTCCTTACTATTAGGCGGATTGCCAGGGAAATTTAAAGTCCCTGTGCCGTTCTCCGAAAATATGGATTCTGGTGTACGCGTGCCGCTTGCTCTCTGCCGACCGAAACGCGATAAAAACGGTAGTTTCAAGTATCGTACTTGGAATCGCCGCCCTAGTCGCCTATTGATCTTAAGAGGGGGGGTCCGTCCCCCTGGGAAATTAAAGGAGCTGCCTCTCA